TAATGGATATTACAGTTAAGATGATTAAAGAATTAGAAGATGGTAGTGCTATAGTTAGTATAGATATGGATAAAGATGCAAAAGAATATCTTATAGGTGAGGGGTTTTTAGCGATAATTGAACGTGCGTTAAAAAGTTCAGAATCAGTAATAAAAGAAGGTATGTTAGATGTTATAGAAGTTACACCCAAAAAGAAAAGGAAATCAAAATGACTTGGAATTATAGAGTTGTAAATTGTGAGGATGAAACAGAGGGTGACCCTTGGGTAGAAATTAGAGAAGTATTTTATGATACTATGGGCAAACCAATGGGTCATTGCACTGCTACTGTGGGGTCTGAGTCTTTATCAGATATAAAACAAGTGCTAGAGTGGATGTTACTTGCATTAGATAAACCCGTTCTAAAATTTACTAAAGAGCCTGATGAAAATATTAACCCTAGATTATGAAACTTACTACGACAAGACCCTTGGGTTTAAAACTCAAACGACTGAAGAATATATCAGAGATGGTAGATTCGAGGTTATTGGCGTAGCCGTTAAGGAGGATGGTGGTGAAACTATTTGGAAAACTGGTACACATACTGAAATACGTAAGTTCTTGGACGCTTATGATTGGGATAATTCCGCCTTACTCGCTCATAATAGTTTGTTTGATGCTTCCATTTTACATTGGAGATTTGATATTAAACCCAAGGCAATTCTCGATACGCTTAGTATGGCTAGAGCTATTCACGGTACTGAAGTCGGAGGTAGCTTGGCTGTACTGGCAGATTTTTATTCGCTAGGTTCAAAGGGTACTGAGGTAAATGATGCATTGGGTAAACGCCTTTATGACTTTACTGAAGAGCAACTTGAGGCTTATGGTAACTATTGTAAGAATGACGTAGAGTTAACCTATGCGTTATTTAATAAGTTAGCCCCTCACTTTAACTTGAAAGAATTACAACTTATAGACCTTACTATAAGGATGTTTACTGAACCTGTGTTAACTCTAAACCGTAAGATGTTAGAAGCACACTTGCTTGAAGTTAGGTATCGTAAAGAGAAGTTATTACAGGATGCAGGGGTTGAGACTAGGGATGACCTGATGAGTAACCCGAAGTTTGCTAAGATGCTAGAAGCGTTAGGTGTAGAGCCGCCCATGAAGATTAGTGCTAGGACAGGGAAAGAGGCTTTGGCTTTGGCTAAATCAGACGAGGGGTTTAAAGCCCTATCTTGCCATGCTGATGAACGAGTGCAGGCCTTGGTTTCTGCGAGACTTGGTAATAAGTCTACACTAGAAGAGACGAGAACGCAACGGTTTCTTGAAATTGCTGAGCGTGGTACGTTACCTATACCCCTTTCATATTATGCGGCACATACAGGTAGATGGGGTGGGGCAGATAAGATTAACTTACAAAATCTACCTAGTCGTGGGGATAATGCTAACAAACTTAAACATTCTATTTGTTCCCCTGAGGGATACACGCTTATAGATGCTGATTCAAGCCAAATCGAAGCAAGAGTACTATCATGGTTATCGGGGCAAACCGATTTAACTGAAGCGTTTAACAAAGGTGAAGATGTATATAAAATTATGGCTTCATCAATCTATAACAAGCCTATTGAAGATATTGAAAAGCAAGAAAGGTTTGTAGGTAAAACTACAATTTTAGGTTGTGGGTATGGCATGGGGGCTAATAAATTTAAGCTACAACTTAGTACGTTTGGTACAAAAATTGAGCAGGATGAAGCGGCTAGAATTATTGAGGTCTATCGTAGTACATACCATAAAATACCAAACCTTTGGAACGAGGGTCGTGATGCTATAAAAGCTATGGTTTCTAAACAAACGTCAGACTTTGGTAATGGCTGTGTAATTATAGCAGGGGAAAAAGGGATATTACTACCTAATGGGTTGTATCAAAGATATCCTAATCTACGTAAGTTAAAAACTGATGAAGGCGAACAATATTTCTATGACTCACGTAATGGTCCTGTTAAGCTATATGGTGGTAAGTTAGTAGAGAATGTGTGTCAGGCAGTAGCACGCTGTATCATTGGGGAACAGATGTTAAAGATAAGTAAGAAGTATCGTGTCGTATTAACTGTGCATGATGCCATTGCTTGTATAGCCCCTGATGCAGAAGTAGATGAAGCGATGCGTTATGTGACGGAGTGTATGCGTTGGACACCTGATTGGGCTGAAGGACTACCAGTTAATTGCGAAGCAGGATATGGCAAAAGTTATGGAGAGTGTTAAAATAGAGGTGTAGTTAATAAAATAAAAAGGAATAGTATGCCATCATGGTCTTACAGTAGCATATCGCTATTTGAACAATGCCCTAAAAAGTATTTTCATTTACGTGTAGAAAAGGACTTTAAAGAACCTACAAGTGAGCATATGAATTACGGCTTAGAGGTTCATAAAGCGGCTGAAGACTACATTGACAAAGATATTCCAATTCCTGAGAAATATATCTACATAAAAAATATGTTAGACAAACTAAAAAACCTCAAGGGTGAAAAACTTTGTGAATATAAGATGGGTGTAAAGTTTAAAGATGGTAGGTATACAGCTTGTGACTTCTTTGATAAAGATGTTTATTGGAGAGGTATAGCAGACTTAATTATCCTAGACAAAGAGAACAAAGAAGCTAGGGTCGTAGACTATAAGACGGGTAAATCAGCTAAGTACGCGGATACTAAACAGTTAAAATTACTAGCGGCGGCGGTTTTTACCCATTTTCCCGACATAAAAATTATCAAGGCAGGGTTGTTATTCGTTGTTTCTAAAGACTTTATTAGGGAAGAGTATGATGCGAATTTTAGAACGGCATATTTTACACAGTTTAGACCACTTGTGGAACAGCTAGAAGCATGTCATACTAATAAAGTATGGAACCCCAAACGCAATTTTACTTGTGGTAAGTGGTGTCCTATAACTTCATGTGCCCACAATGGGAGAGACTAATGCCATATAAAAATAAAGCAGACCGTAATTATCGGAAAGAGTATGATACATATCAGGGACAACCTGATCAGATTAAGAAGCGTGGTGAACGCAATAAAGCCCGTGCTGTTATGGCAAAAAAGGGTACAGTTCATAAAGGTGATGGGATGGATGTAGATCATGTTACCCCATTGAGTAAAGGTGGCTCAGGCAATACAAGTAATTTACGGGTTAAGCCTAAAAGCGATAACCGTAGCTTTAGTAGAAATAGTGATCACACAGTTAAAAAGAACGTGTCACAAAAGAAATAGAATCATGGTGTTGCTGTGGGATAAGATATGAGTGCCAAAACAGCGGGTGTAAAGAAACCTATTCAAGTAAACCATATCAGTTAACTATACTTCTTTCCCTAGCGGAGCTTTCTGGGTAGGGGTTAACGGACACATCGGAGAGACGGTGACAAATTATTAATGCTTGAAACGGACACCGTATTCAGGCTGTTTATACATGGGAGAAGTAAATGGAAATAGTAGACAACAGGGCTTTATTGCTTAAGGTAAGAAACCCTAATAGGATTACAGATATAATCCCTAAAAGCAAAGTAATAGCGACCCATAAAGACCATTCAGAGGTTCTTGTGCATTGGGGTTTAGACGAGTCAAGAATTCTATATAACCTAAAGATAAAAGACATACCTAGCCCTATAATGGGCAAATATAAGTGGACAGGCATGTATAAACCTTTTGAACATCAAAAGACTACAGCGTCATTCCTAACTATGCACCCTAAAAGCTTTTGTTTTAATGAACAAGGCACGGGTAAAACCGCTTCGGTTATATGGGCGGCTGACTACCTAATGGATTTAGGTTTGATAAAACGTGTATTGGTTATCTGTCCATTATCTATTATGGATTCCGCATGGCGTGCTGACTTGTTTACTTTTGCAATACATAGACGAGTAGACATAGCATATGGACCTAGAGAAAAGCGTAGAGATATAGTAAATAGTGAGGCTGAGTTTATTATTATAAATTTTGATGGTGTTGAGATAATTGCAGATACCATTGCTCAGGGTGGGTTTGATTTGATTGTAGTAGATGAAGCCAATGCGTATAAAAACCCCTCAACAACTAGGTGGAAAGTATTAAACAAATTAGTTACTAGTAGGACATGGTTATGGATGCTAACAGGTACTCCTGCCGCACAAAGCCCAGTAGATGCTTATGGTATCGCTAAGCTAGTTAATCCATCAAGAGTACCTAAATTTCATACTCATTTTAAAGACATGGTGATGCAAAAGATTACAGATTTTAGGTGGATTCCTAGGCACAACGCTGAATCTATAGTACACCAAGCATTACAACCTGCAATAAGGTTTACTAAAGAACAATGTTTAGATTTACCTGAGATGACATATCAAACAAGAGAAGTACCACTTACACCCCAACAGGAAAAGTATTACCATAGGCTACGCAATGATATGTTAATCAGGGCAGGGGGTGAAGAGATAACTACAATGAACGCCGCTGTAAATCTAAATAAGTTACTACAACTTTCTAGTGGGGCAGTATATTCAGACACAGGTGAAGTAATTGAGTTTGATGCAAGTAATAGGATAAAAGTTCTTAAAGAAGTGATAAACGAATCAAGCCATAAGGTATTAATATTTGTACCATTTAGACACGCAATAGAAATTATAAATGACGCACTTACTAAAGACGGATACACAGTAGAGCTTATACATGGCGGGGTACCTGTTAATAAACGAACAGAAATATTTAAGAAGTTTCAAGAGACTCCTAACCCAAAAGTTCTTATCATACAACCCCAAGCAGCCTCACACGGGGTCACATTACATGCGGCAAATACAATCGTATGGTGGGGTCCAATTACATCCTACGAAACATACGCCCAAGCTAATGCTAGGGTACATAGAAGTGGGCAAAAGAATCCTTGTACTGTAATAAGACTTACAGGGTCTAGTGTGGAAAAACGACTATATAAAGCATTGGAAAATAAGGAGAATATCCAACACAACATAATGACGCTATATAATGATATACTTAGTTGACATTGTTAAGATTAGGTGTACAATTAAAGAAAACACAGTAAGAAAAGGAGAAGTAAATGAGTGACCAAGTTAAGGCAGACCGCTTAGTAAAAGCCTTTATCTCTATGCGTGACAAGCGTGCGGAGTTATCTAGAGAGTATGAAAATGCGGATAAAAAAATAGAAACACAGATGGAAATGGTAGAATCTGAGCTAATGAAGTTGTGCAAAGAAATAGGTGCGGATAGCTTAAGGACTGAATTTGGTAACGTATATAAATCAGTTAAAACTACCTACGAAACGTCAGATTGGGATAGCTTGTATAAGTTCATATTAGAGAACAATGTCCCACAGATTTTGCACCGCCGTATAAGCACATTAAATATGAAACAATACCTAGATGATAATCCAACTAAGATGCCAATAGGTATGAACATTAACAATAAATATACAGTAACTATAAAGAGGAAATAAAAATGCAAGACATCTTGACAGTCGATGAAATAGTGAAGATACTACGAGTCTCTAGACAAACGATTTATGTAATGTGTAAGGAAGAAAAAATACCACACTTTAAAGTTGGTACAAAGTTAAGATTTAAAAAGTCAGATATAGACGCATTAACAAATACAGAAGTTAAACCAAAAGGAGAAGTAAATGAGTAAAGAATTATCGTTGTTAAATTCAGCTTTACCTGCCCACTTACGTGGTGGTCTCGATGAAACTACTAAAGCCCTTATGGGCAATGCGGGTAGTGGTGTTACAAGTAAACGTATATCTATTAAAGGTAGCGTGTTCCGTATGATGGTCGGTGGTAAGGAAGTAGCGCAGAATGAAGACCGTGCTATGCCCGTAGTTATCGTAGCCGCTTCACCGTATAATTCTCGTACTTTCTATGATTCTAATTTCTCTGAAGAAGCTACTATTAAAACGCCTACATGCTTTTCTGATGATGGCATTATACCTAACAAGAAGTCTTTAGAGGCACAGTCTGTAACGTGTGCTAAATGTCCACAGAACGTTGATGGTTCTAATCCTAGTGGTAAAGGTAGGGCATGTAGATTTAGTCGTAAATTAGCGGTAGTGTTAGAGAACGACCAAACGGGTGATATTTTCCAAATAACTTTACCCGCACAATCTATTTTTGGTAAGCCCGAAAATGGCAAGATGCCTTTAGAATCGTATGTAAGATTACTAGGTGGAAACAATGTTCCAGTTACTAGCGTAGTTACTGAAATGCGTTTTGATACTGCAAGTGCCACGCCTAAGCTGACCTTTAAAGCGCTACGTTATTTAGAGGAAGATGAGTTTGTGAACTCTCAGAAAAAAGGTAAGTCTCCTGAGGCTAAAGCTGCTATTGGCTCTATAACAACAGCAGTCGAAGCAGATGCTCCAAAATTATCCGCACCTAAAGAACCTACTCCACCCGCTGTAGAAAAAGCAGTAGAGGAAGAGCCAGTTAAACGCCCTAAGAAGACTGAAGCGGAAACGCCTAAGGATATTAATGAAGTATTAGACGACTGGGCTTAAGAAAGGTTACGGGGAGAAAGCAGCAAGTCGGCTCGGCGACTATAAATAGCCTGTAATTTAATAGTTTTATTAATCATTTTTCTATTAAAGTTAGTATATGTATTGCAAGTACCCCCACCAAAAATATTATGATCGGATATTCACAGAATATAGTAAAAGCAAACGCCAAAGCTAATCAAAAAATGCTAGGTGTACGTTTAGGTAAGCATTGTATTAGGCAGGGAATAACTGTAATAGAAATATCTAATCATTTTAAAGTCTCAAGAACCGCAGTTTACAATTGGTTTTCGGGAGTAAATGACGTTAGCCCTAAATACGTAGCGGAAGCTACAGCAATTATTAAATGGATGAAAATGGCGTAAGCCAACTCGGAAGCTAGGTGCCACTAGCTTAAGGGGATTATTGTCGGCGTATATAAGAGGATGGAACATGACCTCATGGGGGACTTTTCTCTCTACAGTATTGCCTGAAGAAGATATTGGGTGGTATTGTATAGGGAGTTTCAGTAAGACAGGTATCCCTATTACTAATTTTTCTACAACTATAAAAGGTGCGGAAGAACATATCCAAAAATTATTGGATGAGAAACGGGATGTATATTTTGGTGTATCGAAGTTTATTACAGGTGAAAACAGGCAAGCAATAAACGCAGGATGGAATAAAGCATTTTTTCTAGACTTAGACTGTGGTGAGAAGTATGTAAAAGAAAAGAAAGGCTATCTAACACAAGGCGAGGCAGTTGCTGAGTTTAGAAAGTTTTGTAATACACTCGGCTTGCCTAAACCTAATGTGGTTAATTCAGGTAATGGTTTACATATGTCTTGGGTATTAAAAGAAACCATAACAAAAGATAAGTGGAAAGAAGTAGCTACACTTTTAAAACGACAGTGCGTTAGATTAGGACTTTTAGTAGACCCATCTAAGGTTACGGACTTAGCTATGGTTCTTAGAGTGCCTGATACATATAATGTTAAGAAAGACCCTCCACTATTAGCAACGTGGCTTAATATTGAAACACCAGCATCTCCTATAGACTTTGGAGAGTTTAAGAAGTTGTTATCTGTAGATTTAGAAGAAGAAAGCGTAGGCATAGATTTTGCTAAAGCCCCACGCCGTACAATGTCTGAAACAGATCGTAACTTATTAGGTAATCGTATATCTAATTTTGGTGAGATTATGAAGTCTAAGGGTTGTCCTCAGCTTTTATATGCGTATACGCATCAAGCTAGTATAGAGGAACCTTTTTGGAGAGCCGCTTTATCCGTTGCCACTTGTTGTGAAGATAGAGCTACTGCTATACATAAAATATCAGAAAAGCACCCACAATATACCAAAGAAGCTACAGATAGAAAAGCTAATGGTATAAAAGGTCCACTTAGCTGTATTCAATTTGAGAATGTAAATCCGGGGGGTTGTGACGGGTGTGAGAATAAGGGGAAGATTACCGGTCCTATTAGGCTTAGTTCTAAGATTGCAGTAGCAACTGAAAAAGATAATATTGTTGTGCTACCTAGCTTTGAGATTGGTAGAGATGTAACAGTTAAGATTCCAGAATTACCCGCAGGATATTTTAGGGGTAAAAACGGCGGTATTTATAAAGAGGGTTTTGTAGACACTGAAAGTGGTGATGTAGTAAAGAAAGACAAGTTGATTTATAAGCATGATTTTTATGTAGTAAAACGTATGGATGACCCAGTATTAAAAGAAATGGTATGGATGAGGTTACACCTGCCTAGAGATGGTATCCGTGAATTTGCCTGCCCTGCCGCTAGTCTTATGGCAACAGAGAAGTTTAAGGATGTTGTAGGTAAGCAAGGTGTATTAGGCAACGCTGATGAAATAAAGGAACTTATGAACTATATAACAGCATTTACAAAAGAATTACAGGATAGGGAAATAGCAGAGAAGATGAGGGTACAGTTTGGTTGGTGTGATGATGATACTAAGTTTATTGTTGGCGAAAGAGAAATTTCCGCTACTGGTATAAGCTATTCACCACCATCTACTACTACTATGATGTTCTCAGGATGGATGAAAGAAAAAGGTACATTAGCCGAATGGAAACGGGTTGTAAATACTTATGGTAGGGATGGTCAAGAGGCGAGGGCATTTCTATTCTTTGCAGGGCTAGGCACTCCGTTAATAAAATTTACAGGTCAAAAAGGCTTAGTATATTCAATGACGGAAAATGAGTCGGGTACTGGAAAGACGACCATACAAAAGGTTATTAATAGTATTTTTGGCCACCCTGAGGATTTGATGATGATTAAAGGAGATACAATAAAGTCACAGTTTCATCAGATGGGTGTGTATAATAATTTGCCTATATGCGTAGACGAAGTTACAGATATGACTAAAGAAGCGGCTAGTGCTATTACGTATGGTATTTCACAGGGCAGGTCTAATAACCGAATGAAGGCGAGCACTAATGAAATGCGTGATAATCAAACTAGATGGGCTACAGCTGCTTTTATGTCGGGTAACTCTAGTATGCATGATAAGATTGGCGCTTTTAAAGCTACACCTGAGGCAGAACAATTACGTATTATCGAGATGTCCATCAAGGCGGATACTACCTTAAGCAAAGAAGCAGCAGACTATATATTTGAGGATTTACTTTACGCTAATTATGGTCTAGCTATAAACCCATTTATGGAACACGTTGTAGCTAATTTAGAGGCTATTAAAAAGGATTTAAAAGACACACAGAACAAGTTTGATAAAGAAGCAGGGTTAACCTCTAAGCAACGATTTTATTCAGCTGGAGCCGCTACCGCGTTTGTAGGAGCTAAGTTAGGTAAGGAGTTAGGGTTGCATGATATAGATGTTGATCGTGTATGGATTTGGGCAGTTAAATACTTTAAAGAATTAAAAGATTCTGTTAAGTCAGCTAAGCGTGACCCATTGGCTACACTAGGTATGTTCTTAAATAGTCATGTACGTAGCACATTAATCATCAATGATAATGTAGAGCCAATAACAGGTCTTACTAAAGCGGCGTTCCAAGAAGTCTACGATAAGCTATTAGTTAGATTTGAGCCTGATACTAACTTACTTTATATTGATGCTGGGTACTTCCAAAAATGGTGCGTTGAGAAACAGATTGCGTTCCAAAGCACGTTAGCAGAGATTGGCAAATTAGGGGCATTAGGTAAGTTAACTAAGAAAGGATTATCAAAAGGGTTATCTTTAAATACCCCTCCAGTAGACACAGTTATGATTGATAACTCGGTTCTAAGATTAGTTAATACCGATAATTTAGTAGTTAATGCAGAAGAACTCGGAAGCGATATTTAACGAGGGGGTCCCAGTTATCATTGAATGGCACAAGATGGTACTGGGGTCGTCTTTTTTTATACCCGCTTTAGATACAGAGCCTTTAACCATAAAAATCTTAGAAGTAGCTAGGAAACATGGTATAAGATTAAAATACTTAGAGCTAGTTGAAAACGGACTAATTGGCTTAAGGTTCTGGCGCACTAGATAAAACTAGTGTATATTTTGAATTGTAAACTTTGTTTACTTTTCCTTTTCCTAATTTATTAGGTTTATACCCCCGGTCTAAATAACTGGGGGTTTTTTTATTCTATGGATTGTTTAATCTGTTTAGTAACTTCACGTATTTTTTCACGGTATGCGTTTAGTTTCTTAAGTTCTTCAGCTTTTTTATCCCCACTCATTTTATTCTCTGGTTGTTCACGGATATGTCTTTCCTCGGCGTTTAATTTTGCTAGTATTGCTTTAGCATTTTCTGTTTTATCTGCGCCTTTAAGCAATTTAATATTCTCAGGTTTTTCCATTAACTTTTGAGCTTTTTCTGGGCTGTACTGTCCTAAACTATTTAAAGTATCTACTAAGGTGGATATATCTTTTGTAGTGTCGTAAAAGTCAGCTATAGCATCAGAGGTTTCTTCTTTAGATATAAACTTACTTACGTTAGGGAAACTAGCTATTTTATCCCTCGTTGACATAGTAGGTAATGGCACGCCCCTCATATCAGCAATTAATGCGTTGGTAGCAAGTGCCGTCAATGAAGCTACACTACTAAAATATGAAGTTAAAAAGTAATCTATTTTAAGAGCTGATATACCCGTTGCTTCAGCTAATACTTTAGACATTTCAGAAGTGTATTTATTATATTGATCTTCGGGTAAAAGCTTACGCATAGTAGGGTTTACTATGTCTCGGTTATTATAAATATCTCTGTTAAGATATAACCCTAATGCGGGGGTAACTAGTGTAGTTGATGGGGGTGAAAACTGCTTTAAAACCGCACGTGACATAGCCTTAACAAATTCTTCCGGCGCATCAGTACTATTTTCTGCAAGATATTTATACCCATATTCACCTATTAGTTTATTAATAGAAAAGAAACCGGGACGTACAGGTATACTAAGACCACCAGTACCCGGAATTACAAATGATTGGTCACGAGATATACGAGTTTTATTTTTATAGTCATCATCGTCACCAACAGCGGCAGAATATAAAAAACTTAATGCGGCTAATTTAGCGGTTGTGGCTACAAATATTTTTAATCCTTCTTTACGTTCTTGTGGGGTTATACCTTTACCAGTTATAGTTTTTAAAGCCACATCTGTTACCTGCATATAAGCACCAAAAAACGGTATTACTTTACTTGCAAAAACTATAGCAGGGTTACCACTAATTCGCCTAAAATTAACTAACTCAACGGCTTTTTCCATAGCCATAGCATGGCTTAAACCTTCTTTTATACCTTGCGCATAAACGCCTTGACGTACAATATTATCATTAACCGCCGCCCATTTATCTAATGCATTCATAGTTTTACGATAA